CGATGAGGGCATTGAGAACGTAGCAGGAGATAAGATCATAGGCGATATACACCCTGCACATGTAGCGGTGCAGGCATTTGGATTTAGCCCTGCTGAATACTCTAGAACTTTAGAATTAAACGCAGACGCAAAAGGCGCAGAACGTGCTGTTATAACTCGCAGAAGCAAACTCCTAAGAAAATACTTCAAAGCGTATTTTGATGGAGATCAAGACCAATTAGATAGCGTAGCGCAGCAGATGCAAGAGTATAATCAAGACCATCCACAACTTCCTATCACCATGGATACGATAACTAGATCACGTAAGAAAAGACTGTCAGACAAAGCGAAGAAGTATCGTGGCATAACTTACAACGCTAGGTTACGTGATCGTTACGTTGGCTATCTAGAAGACTATGGTGACGATGTAAGTTTGTTCTTCTAAAAAAAGACCCCCACAAGATGTAGGGGTCAGTATAACAATGGAGAACAACATCGGGAGGACGTTGTCAGATATAGTATATCACATAGTTCTCCACACACGTAAACCCAGTTTTTTATTTTCGACGCGTGTCTGGGTCTTAAACTTCCAATTTTTTAACTTTTCTATGCTTTTTATTTGTTTCTGTGCCTTTTCTACATCAAGGCAAGGAAGAAAGAACGACCAACCTACGTCCATTGCGTCCCAGTTTACAGTTATGCACAGTCCATCTGGATCTAGTTCATCATTCTTCAGAGCCGTCATTTACTTTTTCCAAGGTAAAGTTTAGAACCCACAGCTTCACAGCAGGTATTCTGCCAATACTAGTGCCTTTAAATAACCGCACGTTCTTATTCTCTGCATGATACTTTTTCTTCAGATCATCGATAAACTTAGTAAAGTTTATTTGACTCTTAACACACCATTCTTTTAGTGGTGCAGGAGACAGATACAGCTTTTCAAGATCAGGTTCATATCTCGCTACAATAAAACTTCTTGGGTCTTTATCTGCAAGCTTTGTTTCTAATACATTGTTCGTCTCTCCAGAAACTCTGCCGTCATCTGTGCTGTCTATCCAAAGTATGTTGTTCCATTTTTCTGCTATGTAACTATTTAAAAGCTCTGGTGTTGAGGATTTAGCTTCTCCTAACCTAACTTTAGCCAATATAATCTGCTTTACAGACCAATCAAACAACTTGTTTAAATCGTATTTTGCTATGCCTAGTTTGTTTAGTATTGTGCATGCAGTGAGTGTGGCAGCTATACCTGCTGACCAAAATCTGTGCTTTGAACTTAGGTCTGCTTCTCTGTCCAGATGTTTACGCAGCTTTTCTATATTCACTTTAGTCTTTTCTTTTTTCTTCATTACATACTGTATAAATTCTACACCAAGCAGTCCGTAGTTTTTTCGTGCATCTTCAAACAAAATATCTGTTATCCTCTTTGCTTCTGGCCCTATGACCATCTCTGGAACAGCTATTTCAAACAGACGTAGTAGCTCTGCTTCAGAGTTTGCTTTGTGTGAGGATGCAATATCCCACAGGCTTGAGTTAGCTGAACTCATAGCTAATAGCTCCCACGGTTTGCCGCGATACCTTTCTACGTTGCCCGACTGTGCCAGTCTATTTTTCTGCCTACCACCAGTCATTTGATATAAATATTCTGATGCTTCTTGAGGTGTTATTTCCGTCATCTCATCTGATACAAGTGGTATGTTTTTTAACATCTCACCCCTGTTCATCCTAGAATTGTGAGTGTCTTCGTAACGACACATGATATCCCAAGGATCGCCCCACGCAGCTAGTCCTAACATTTGTGCAGTTGTCTTACCTACACCAGAAGTCCCTGTTAGATGTATGGCTAGACTGTTCATACCAGTAAATGGCATCAAGACTGAGCCAAACCCTGCACAGACGCTAAATTGATGAAGCTCCCACCCGTCATTGTTGTAGAAATCTAGCATTTCTATATGTCGCTCTCTTGTGCCTTTCTCCCCAAAGGCGTGAAACAAGCTAGCTGTAGAAGGCGCAGACGGATTGTATTCTATCTTGTCCCTCTTAACGAGTTTATCTCCTAGAACAAAGGACTCCATGTTTTCGTCAGCCCAACCAAATTGTCTGTGTGCTTCGTCAGCTTTAGTTGTTTGTTGCAGCTCACTAATCCATTTCTTTGTATAATCCATAAGCAAGTTTACCTCTCCACCTGATGCTGTTATACCCTCTTTTGCCATAGACTTCCGAAACTCTTCTCTTGATGTTACGGCTGTTAGCGGAGCAGTAAATTCTCGCACTCCGTCTTTTGGCAAGTGTAATCTAAAAACAATTAGCTCTCCGTCTTCCTGATCGTACAGTCTACGAGATACGTATATGGTATGCCTATAGATAGGCACGTCCACAGGACTGCCGTCCTCATCTTTACCTCGTCTGTAGATACCCGAATTCTTTCCGTTAAAATACGGCTTTGGTAGCTGCGGTATAATGTATTCTCTCGTTACGTTACTCGCACTGTTAGCAGCTCTCTCTGATACTATCTTTTCCCCCTCACATTCTTTAAAGGTGAATATTAGTCTATCATTAAATCCTTTTGCTCTTGCGCGATTTACCAAAGAACCAAAATTAGTTCGACTAGGGTTAAACGAGTTCCAAGCTTCTACAACATCTTCACGATCCCTATAATTGGAAGGAGTGTTTCCACAAAAAACCCCTTCTGAAAAAGCTATAAACACGGATAAAAAGCTTTCGCTTGTGGACTTTAAACTATGCCCCACTGATATCCACTCTTCTCTGTCCTCTGGATCAAGATAAGAAAGCATTTGCTCTACTTGTTTCTTGTTTGGAGTCGAGTCTTGATATAGTTTATCTGCGTCTATCTCTTCAGTGTTGTCATCCGTTATGTTAAGTTTGTCAACAAACTCAGACAGCACAACAGGTTCTGGTATGGTTACACCAAACACTTTAGCTAACAAAGGTGGATCGTCTTTATAGTTATGTGTGTTTGGTACGCGCAATATACGCGCCACGTCTGCTGTTACGGAAGGATCTGCAAGAAGCCCATTTTCTGCACAAGCCTTCTTTAACTTCTCTGCTGACACCACCCAGTCTTCAGCCGACACCGCTTCACTTAGCGCCCAGTATACATGCACACCTCGCCCGCTGTTGACCATCGTAGGTTTAGGCAGAGAGAGTTGTTTACAGAAACTACGTAAAGATTCAACTGCTGCTTGCTGTGTAGGATATTCTTTTGAAGGGCCACAATCCAAATCTAAGAACAGAGATTTTAATTCTTGTGCGTTACTACCCTTACGGTTTTTTGGTTCTTTAAAAGTTGCCAATGCAAAGTAAACATCGAATCCATCCGTGTCTAGTTTGTATGCTGCGTCCTCAACCTCTTGTATGGTGCTGTAGAACTTCTGTTCTCTTCTGTCACCCTTTGCTGCAAACATGCAATAGTGACCGTTGCCACCAAGCACGTGTTGCAAAAATTTTGTCGTTTCCATTGTTACTGCTCCAAATGTATCGTGGTGAGGCGTGATAGGAGTCTACCTCACCACGACAGTCTCTCGTTAATGTTAGGATAAGAAGTTTCCCCCTACCTTCTTATTCGTCCCAATCTTCAACGAGAGTCAAAAGATCGTCTTCTTCAGAAGAGGGAGCAGTCACCTCTTTCTTTTTAGCGACCTTTTTAGGTTGAGGAATCTCGTCTGCTTCAGCAGGTGCAGTGTCAACTGCGTTTTCAAAAATAGCTGAAACATCGTCTTCCTCTATGGAAAAGCCTTTGTCTTGCGGTTCAAACGGAGAGTGTGCTTTTCTCTCAGCCACCTTCAAAACCTGCACCGCTTTAATCCTTAACGACACCCCATGCGAACTCATGTTGTAAGGCACGAGAACCACACCAATGTTTATAATACTACCGTGAGTAAGTTCAAAATCTGGTGGTAGCTTTTTATTTTTTGCATCCACGTGCATAGGTGGTTCGGTAATCGACCCCTTGTACTGGCCTTTTAACTGTACTGACCCGACGTACATACCATCTGCGTCTTTGTTAAACACGTCTGTGTGTTTGGGCATATCAGGCCAGTCAGCAGACGCTTCTGCTTTGTACGCAGCTACCATAGCTTTATACAGCTCTTTTGCTTGCGCTTGCGTCATACGAAAGTCCATTTCAAACTTCGCACCATCGTCCGTTGGTTTGCAGGGCACGGTCTTGCCCCTTGGTGGAACGTCTTTGTCGTATCTATACGTTTGATTTAAACGAGGATACATAGCCTCGACATTTTCAATTAGGTGCAGTTTTTTGGCTTCTGCCATAAGTTTTCTCCTTTGTTATATAAAGCGGTCTTTAATCTACGTCCGCATTTTCATTGCGTTCTAAAAACGCTTTCTCCATCGCTTCGATATTGTAGCGATAGGTATCACCAACCTTTATGTAGGTATCTTTAGGTATGTGACCTGCTAGAACCCACTTTCTGGTTGTTTGTTTTGATATGCCAAAGTAATCAACAACGGCATTTATATCAACGTATTGCTTCTCACTCATTTTTTCCTCACTGATACAACGTATTCGGAATCTACGTTAAGCCCTTCTGGTATAAGATCAGGATGGTCTTGCAAGAATTGTTTCACATTAGCTTGGTTGAGTCGTTTTTCAAAAAACTCAGGAACGTTATGCTTCATTATAAACTTGTGCATGTGTTCCCAATCACTAGTCCAATACCTCTCTTTAACAGTTCTAAAAAAGACACCTTCCGATGTCCGTACACTCTCAACATTGTGTTCGTTACAATGCCCTAACAGTGCACGTTTGATCTTATCGATTTTTGCGTCCAATTTAGATTCCTCTTCCTTGAACTTGAGTGACAACTCGCTCCGTTTTTGGCGTATCTTAATGTACGCTTTCACTAGCTTTTCTACTGGAACAGCCATTTACGTCTCCATTTGTGTTATAACATGATACTTAGTTACTAAACGCTACTTAGTCAAGTATTTCTTTATATAATTCTATTATTTTTGTATGAATATTTATTCTATTATCTAACATTCGATACATTCGCTGCTCTGCTCCCGATCCATATAGCTGCACAACAGTGCATTTATGCTTCTGCCCAGAGCGATGGACACGAGCATTTGCTTGTGCATATGTCTCCAGTGACGATGTTGGCCCCCACCACACAACAGTGTTCGCTGCTGTCAACGTGACGCCGTGTGCTGCGGCTTGTGGTTGTATTACTAGCACCTTGGGGTCTGGGCTTTTTTGAAACCGAGAGAATATATCAGTGCGTTTGTTCGCAGGAACATCTCCTCGTATGACCTCACACGTCACGCCGTCGCTGGTAAGCTTGTCTACCAATAGATCTATGGCGTGTTTAAATGGGACAAACACTAGAACTTTCTGACTGCTCTCGTTTATGGTTTCTTTGAGGACTTTGTATCTGTTAGATATATCGAACTCTATTGTTGCATTACCATCTGTATACACAGCACCAGACGATATTTGTAGCAACTTGTTTAGCACTATCGCTGCATTTACAGCGGTGACGCTTTCATCTTCTATGTGCATAATCATTTTTTTGCGTAGACTTTCATAGTAGCTATTCTGCTGCCTAGTCATTTCTACCTTACGTTTTGTGTACACCATATCTGGCAGATCTAAACACTCTTCTTTTGTAAACCTGATTGCAGGTTGCAAACAGCTATAAACAATAGACTGTGCGGTATCTTTTGGTTTCCATTTAAATGGAGATACTCTCCACATAATCATATCTCTAAAAGACCCAAAGAACCTTGGAACACTCGTGGGGTTTACTAACTTAGCTAACCCATAAGCGTCGAGAGGTGACTGTGCAGCAGGTGTACCTGTCATCATCCACAACCAATCGTCCTCGCCTACAATCTTATTAAGGATCTTCCATCGCTTTGTCTGTGCATTTTTGTAGTGCGTGGCTTCGTCCACGATAAACAAATCAAACCCACTGTTTATTATGTCGTCTTTGACAATCTCCACGCCATCGTAATTTATGATTACAAACTCTGCGTCCCCATTAATTAT